GTTAGAATATGATTGTACATCTTATCAAAGATTGTTGGTGGAATCGTACATATATGGGCACCATATTCAAATGCCCTACCAACCTGTCTTACACCTCTAATAGATGCAGCAAGTATTTCTGTTTCAAATACATTCTGTTTAGTAAAGATACTTGCAATCTCTTTTACTAAACACAATCCACCAAATGAATTGTCATCTACTCTACCTACAAATGGTGAAACATACTTAGCACCTGCCTTTGCTGCAAGTATTGCCTGTGATGCTGAGAATATAAGAGTTACATTTACTCTAATCAATTCTCTTGATAACTGTCTACATGCAAACAATCCATCTGGAGTACAAGGTACTTTAATGGTTGCACACTTACCAAATATTTTAGCAAGTCTTCTACCTTCTACAACCATCTCAGGGCCATCCCCCATAACCTCCATACTAATATCATCATAACCTATGTTTCTTAACTCAGAATAAACATCCTCTGGGTTCCTACCACTCTTCATAATCAGAGTTGGATTGGTAGTTACACCATCAATTAAACCAGTTAAGTATCCATCATGAAGTAACTTAGTATCAGCGGTGTCTAGAAAAAGCTTCATAGTCTTGAATGAATCATCCATAATTCTCATCTTATATATCAATGGGGGTAATAATCTTTCTTCATATACCGTCCAAGTATGTTGGAATTATAATATGCAGGTTCTCCATTGTCAAGAGATTCCTGTAAAACATTATTTAAAAATAATTGTTTGGTCTCTTCGTAATTTACATCTCCGAGTCTGGTATGGGTGGATAAGATCTCTCGTTTGAACGCTGAGTTTCCAAGAAGCTTTCTATCTGTATTAAGCTCTTTAGAGCTTCCATAGTATCTTTTCCAGTCACTCTCAGACGTAACCCGTCTCTTACCACCTCTAGGTTTACGCTTTTGCCAGAAGTATTTTCTACCGATGTATTGCTTGCCAGATTGAAGATTAGTAATCCTGTAGACAAAGCCGAAGAAATCGTTAATGTCGTCAGAAGTAAAAGTTGAACCTTTATAGGTCCAGGCGTTTTCATAATCTCTCTCAAGATTCGATTCCATTTCATAATTTTTTTATCACTCGTCTTATTTAGTCACTCCTTGATCTATCATTATATCTACCATCTGATGCCTTTTCAGTAGCATCTCTTCCATCCTGTGCGGCTCTCTTTGCATTAATAGCACGATTCTTTGCCTTTTCTGCAGCACTTTGTGGTTTTCTAGGATTATCCTTACTTACATACCCACTCTTTCCAACCTCTTTTTCAATTTTGTTTTTCACAAAATCAAATGCAGACTCTTCACTAAATTGCTTAAAGGTTTTCATTTTTTTATTTTTATTTATTTAATAATTAAACAGTAGTTCCATACCCTATTTGAGGTATCCACTTTTTACCAGTTTCTCCAGATGTGGATCCAACACCAGTTCCTACACTATTATATTTCCAACCTATACCAACAGGCAATTCCCCTGCTGACTCAGTTGTTTCTACAGCAATAAATCCAGATTCTGGTTGCCAGTTGGAAGTATTACCATCCCATTCTGTTACATTTTCAACAATATTACTTGTTGTGTTTACGATTTGATAATAGCCCATTTCTAATAAAATTTTATACTTTTATTTATGATTCGGTAATTATAGTACTACTCTTCCAGAAGTTTGGTTGAATAGTATTACCATTCTTTGTATATGTATATGACTGATCTTGTTCAGCTAATGCCTTTGATGCATATACTTTCCTCTTAGCATAATCATCGGTCCAATGGTTATCTCCAGAATAATACATATCAACACCAACATTCCAATCATATACAATACTTGCTTTCTTAATGTGATAAGGCATTCTATCCTCCAACTAATTTATCATAGTCATCAATATTATCCATAACTGCCCTTTTCATATCTTCAAAATCCCACTCTATCTTAGAGTTTGAATCCTGAGAAGGTGTCTTTTTTGACATCTTGTTTGATTCCTCCGACGACATAAGACTCTACCTCCGTCTCTTGTGGTGCTACTTGAAGTCCTTTAGAACTAATCCAATGTTCTGTCCAAGGTAATGGATTGTTTCTTGCAGGAATATCATACTGTGGTTTAAGACCAATTGACTTCATTCTTTTATTAGCAATCCACTCAACATACTGATGTAATAATTTATCATTTAGACCAATCATAGATCCATCCTTAAACAAATACTCAGCCCACATTTTCTCTTCATTCACACAACGATCAAACATTTCATATGTCCACTGTTCCTCTTCCTTAACTATTTCAATCATGTCGGGATCATCACCCTTTCTCCAATTGTTTATTATATTCTGTGTTAACGCAAGGTGTTGGTTTTCGTCTCTTGCAATAAGGGAGATAATTTTGGCTGATCCCTCCATAAGCTTAAGTTCACCAAATGCAAAACTGCAAGCAAAACTAACATAAAAGCGTATACCTTCGAGTATGTTGACATTGGCTACTGCCCTATATAAATGTTTTTTAAGATCTTTACGAGTCCATTCTGAATTAGGATGATCTCTCATATCATCTTTCCAAGCAGAACTCTGACCATATTCCTGTGCATAATTAATAAAATTATCATATGATTCTGTAACACTTGCTGCACGTTCTAAGATACGATCATCTTTAATGATAGTATCAAATACTTCTGATGGATCTGAATATACATTCTTAATCACATATGTATATGATCTACTATGAATCATCTCCATAAAAGACCACACTTCCATACATGCTTCTAATTCAGGAAGAGAACAATAAGGAAGAAAAGCCATGCCTGGAGCACGACCTTGTACAGAATCTAACATGATCTGATATTTCAAGTTAGATGTATAGATATGTTTTTGTTCTGGACGTAAAGATTGATAATCACCACGATCTTTCTGTAAAGATACCTCTTCTGGTCTCCAAAAATAACCCAGTTGTTGTTTAGTTAAATTTTCAAACTGTGGATATTTAAAATTATCATAACGTTGAACTCCAAGTGGAGCACCAAAGAACATTGGTTGTTTTTTAGTATCTATGTCTTTAGTATTAAAGACGGTCATTCCTTTCACATTATTCATTGGTTTAGATATTTTAAATTGCACAGCTGTCACAACATTCCTCCTCTTCCGATTCTACTATACTACTAATAAGATCATCTACGTTAGGAACTTCAACTACATCATCAGTCTTCATATCATGAGTATTTTGATAGTAAGAAGTTTTCCAACCTAACTTATATGTTGTAAGTAAATCTTGTGCCATTACTGAAACTGGAACCTCATTATCTGGATAGTGTTCTGGATTATAACTCCAGTTACCACTGATTGCCTGATCAAAGAACTTCTGCATAACAGCAACAATATTAATATAACCAGTATTATCTGGCATATCCCATAGTAATGTATAGTTATTTTTCAAAGACCCATAAGATGGAACAATTTGTTTAAGAGGCCCTTTCTTTGATTTTTTAATGGACAAGTAATCTCTAGGTGGTTCAATTCCGTTTGTTTCATTTGACACAACGGAACTGCTCTCCGATGGCATCTGTGCAGACAGTGTTGAGTGCCGTAAACCGTGTTGTAAGATAGATTTTCTAAGAGACTCCCAATCATGTTTAAGATTGTTAGGTACTAATTGATCTACGTCTTTCTTATATGTATCAATAGGTAGGATTCCATCAGAATACTTAGTTCTACCAAAATCATCACACCAATGTTTTTCTTGTGCAATTTGATTAGATGATTTAATTAGATAGTATTGGAATGATTCTGTTAAATCATGAACCAATTCCCAAGCCTTAGGATCATCATACTTAACACCATTCTTAGCAAGATAATGTGCAAGACCAATGTATCCTATACCTAATGATCTACGTGCTTTAGTAGCTCTTTCTGCAGCAACAACTGGATAATGTTGATAATCAATCAACTCTTCCAATCCACGTACTGCAAGATCACATAATTCTTCTAATTCATTTGTATCTCTTAATTTACCAATATTAATTGCAGAAAGAATACATAATGCAATCTCTCCTGTATGATCATCAATATGTTGAAGAGGATATGTTGGAAGAGTAATCTCTTGACAAAGATTACTCATATGAATTTGATCTTTAAATGATGAATGAGAATTACAATGATCAATATTCATTATGTAAATACGACCAGTCTCGGCACGTTCCTTGAGGAGATCGAGGATGAGTTCTTGTCCTCCAACTGTTGTTCTGGGGATTGAAGTATCATTCTCATAGCGAGTATAAAGGTCATCAAACTGATCGGTGCCAAAACTCTCGTATAAGCCAGGAACATCATGTGGGGAAAATAAGGAGATTTCCTTATCTTGGATAAAACGTTCATAGAATAATTTACTTAACTGGATACTGTAGTCGAGCTTTCTGACTCTGTTGTCTTCTGTTCCTTTGTTATTTTTGAGTACCAAGATGTCACTGATTTCTTGATGCCAGATAGGGAAGTGGACTGTCGCTGAGCCACCTCTGATCCCGTTTTGAGTACAGCATCTGACAGTAGACTCAAATTTCTTAAGGAA